GATGCACGAAGCACCGAGAGGAGATTTACGGCTTCATAATCATCCAGTTCAATCTCAGACTTGGGCATCACTTCACCGCAATCTTGTACAATTGCTCAAACTGCTCATGCTCGGCCACTTCTTCTTCGAAGTTCTGCTTGTGGTAGACCTTGGCCATCTTGTTCACCAGCTTCTTCGTGAGCTTCAAATCCTCCGCGATCTTCTTCACCACTTCGCGTGAGTATTCGCCCTCAGCCTCAACGCGGGTGCGGCTGTCTGAAGTGTCCTTCAGTGCCTTAACCAACCGTGTCCGTTCTTCCTCTGTCAAATTCTCCACCAATACTACTGTCTTGGCCATAATATCACTCCTTTAATATGAATAATGTTGAAAGAAAAAATGCACCAACTTCGACACCGAATAAAACGTAATACTCACCATCACTGCCACAATCACATAGTAGACACAATTCATGAACGTATCATGGTTCACGGCTTCTCCCCATAGAATAAATGGTTATCGATCTTTCCAAGGAAGACCTTCTGCTTTCGCCACTTCGGCTTCACATAATCCGCGTGATAGTAAACGGCAGTGCTATATTGTGACATTATAGCACCTTTCCAGTAAGATTGCAATACCCTATGTGCGATTTGTTGCGATTCGTTCCACTTTTCTTTGTTGGGCTTGTATTTGTTCTCACACCAGAATGAGAATTGGCAAATCTTTCGATCATTAACTACCAGAGCCTGGGTTATCACACCACACACGGTATTGGGTCTGTGTTTTTGTCCCACTCGATTCATGACGACCAGCGCCACGGCTTCTTTACCCAGTTCACCCTGGTTTCCCGCTTCGTAGTAAATCGCTTGAGTCAAACATTTTTCTTCACGAATAGTTTTGACAACATTGAAATTGCGTTCAACCAGTTCCGTTCGTGATAGATCTACCAATTCGGTACGTTCATCTGAGAGTGGAAATGCGAGAAAACTCACGATACAGAGAATGCCAATGAAAATAAACCTGTTCATTATGCCTCCTTGTAGTATTCCGCAAGACACTTATCGAGGATCGGTAGATATTCCTCTTTGTCCCTCACATGAACCGATGGAAATCCCGTATCTTCTACCGCAGTCGCAATCACTACCTTCTTGATGGGAATGCCGGTGCGTTCTTCGAACATTTCTGCATACGAGGCGGTCTGGACAAAGTAGTTGGTGATCCACTCCACCGGCTTAATATAGCCCGAAGTCTTCACATCGAGGATGACGATCTCACCATCCCACACAACCACCGCATCCGTGCGCCCTGCAATCCGCAGTCGGTCTGAATATAGAGCCTGTTCTACAGCATACACCTTCGTGATGTGTTTGTCAAATTCTTTTTTGAGTTGAAGGTAGAGTTCCTTCATGGTGGGCATCATGCCCAAATTCTCTCGCAATGTCATAGTGTTGAGAAGGTATTTTTCACAGAGTAAGTGGATATACGTGCCGCGATCTGCCCCACGCTTGGTCTTTCGGTCTGCTTCCTCAGCCCCCACTCTCGCTCGCCACTTGGCAATTACGTCTCGGTTCAAGAGGCCTGAAATCGTCGAGGCGGATGGGTATCGTTTTCCTTCCGGTGTCTTGTACCACCGTCCATCTGAAGTGGTGAAGGCTGGCAGTTCGAATTTCAGCCCTGGGATAGTGACGTGTTCAAACATTTTGGCTTTTTCGCCCGAATCTCGTTTCGCGCCTTTTGCCATCGTTATATCTTTTTTCAATAGGAGCCAAAACGTAGTTGTCGAAGTCACTGGGAGGACGATGAAACCCCAGGACTACAGGATCTCCAATATTCATAGTAAGAAAGGCCACCTCATAATTAGGATCTTTGAGTAATTCTTCCAAAGCGGCAATTGTCAAGGTGCGTTCGGTGATTTCGCCCGTTGGTTTATACTTGATATCGTAGTTTGGCATGGTTAGTTGACTTTCACATATGCAGGTTTGGTCAGTGCTGGGGTATACGTAGGATTCTCACTGAGAAACTTCTGAAAATCATTCCACGTCATGAGAGGTAATTCACTCACGACCTTTGTTTCTGAATTCTGTACGAGGTATTGGGGCATAAGTCTCCTTTATTAAAAATCAATCACGGTCACTGGATTTGTGGGATCGTATCGCACGTCACAAATGCAAGTATTGTAAAACTTCGTGGTCCAGGTATCGGCTGTGTACGATCCAGATCCCTCATGGATATGTCCAAACAGATGGATTCGTGGTAGGACTCGCTTCACGTTCTCCAAGAGATTCGCATCACCAACATGAGGATCTTCACCGTATGCTGGAAATCTCACAAGATCGAGGATGCCTTTTGGGGGTCCATGAGTAATCAAAATGTCAATACCACTGGGAATGAAGTCCCACAATTCTTTTGACTTACGGCCACCTGGAGGATAGTCAAAGGACCAATCGGAAGGATCGTGAATGGCACTGGAATAGGGCGAACCAAAGACACGATACCCAGCCACTTCCTTTTCTTCGTGATTCAGCAATACAGCAGGCTCAAACTCTGTCCGACACCAGGAGATGTTTCCTTCACAGAACATATCATGATTCCCAGGAACGATAATCTTATATTGGTGTGGCTGTGCCTTGAACCATCTTGCAAATTCAGTCACGTTGTGCATCTTCGCTCGCATACTGAAATCGCCAGCACAGATCAACATATCCCCATCGGGAATCGTCAATTTCTTGTGATAGCCATGTGTGTCTGAAAACGCTACTATACGCACGATTACCCCCGATATCCTTTTGCTATTTTCTCGCGCACAACGAGATCGTAAATGTCCTCAGCCTCTGCCAGAGTCACAGGTGCTTCTGTTTTTGATCCGCTCTTGAGTGTATTCCCGCGCCGACCATATTGAAAATTCACGAGATATTCAGACAGTGCTGGATGCACCTGGGTGATTTGAATATGATATTCCTTATCGGACGTTCCCTCTTTGAAGTATAGGGATTTGGATTGAACCATCAAAGGCTGACATGCAGTGACCTTTGCAGTCCCTGTGGGCTTTTGTATTTGTCTCAGGCACCGCTCAAGAGTTTCGCTTAGTGTGCTCATATTCGTTCCCATTCATAAAGATGGACGGTCTTGTGGGTGAAGTCAGTAAACAACAAAATCTACCGAGATAAATTACTGACTATCTATTCTATTACCATATAAATCTACTATAATATGACTTCCCCACAAGACTCCACCTGGCCGACGACTATTTGATAGATGTGCCAAAATCGGCACTGCCCCGAAACGCTTCCGCCGTAGCGGCAGCGGCACTATGCTTGGTTGCTATCAAACTCTTTCGGACCATTATCCAGCCGAGACAGCAAAATCACTGGCACTTAGAACAATCGCATCGGGCGGCAGCAACCCACGGGCCCTGGCATATTTAGTCATTTCCTCAGCATTCAACAATTGGTAGGCAGCAATATTACGATGCACTTTGATACGTGCGATCTTTGCTCCAATCTGTTCCAACTGCCACAAATATGAAGACAGTCTATAGAGTTCGATTTCAGTACCAAGCGTCCCGCTAATTTCGGCTGCGGACACTTGGCGTCCATCCAGGAGCACCAATAATACTTTTTCTGCCTGGGTGGGATTCTTATTCTTTCCGCGCATAGACTCTCCTCATGATTTCAAAGATTATACCACAAATCAGCACCTTTGTCAAGGCTACTTCTTCTTTTTCTTTTTCTTTTTTTCCTTCGCTTCAGCGGCTTTGGCTGACTTGGCTTTGGCCACCGCTAACCGATGTGGGCGGGGTGGATGTATCACATCACCCTGAGACCGAAAATTCAGCGCCACATTCGGAGCACACTGGGTGACTTTCCCACCCTTCTCCAACCACTCATCAACCAAACTCTTTATTTCACCCGTAGTCATTTCCTTTGGGGCCAACAGTTCCTTATTCGATGTCATGCTGTTCCTCTCGTTCATCGGCAGATGATTCTGCCTTCTGGTCATGATAAGTTCTATTGCCCACGCACCACGAGCAACGCCCGTGATTGCGGCAACTTGGATCAAAGCTCTTCGACTTCCTAAACGGTTGTCGATGCTCCTTCTTGTGCAACACCGCTTGGTCCAGGCTCATTGACCTTCCTCCCTCGTCCTGCGTATTCCTTCTGAATTGCCACCTTCTGATCGGTCGGCAAATGGGAATACTTGGTGTAAGTCATCCCCTTCTTCGTTGACAGCCACGATCCCAATACCGCCTTCGTTCCTATCTGCGATGCCATAATATAACTCCTTTCACGTTGAGCACATTAACTACTTATTCGACTTCCGCACTTCACGAATAAATGTCTCAGGATACCAATCGGTCCACATCCCACCGTCTAGATCTACCATGCAAATCTCATAATAGTCTTCTCTACGAGTCAGATCCACAGCCACAATTTCACCGATTCCAACTCCTGATACGCGAACCCAATCCCCAACCCCGATACTGGAGACCACTAACTTATCATTGATTTCGAGTTTGTACGAGTGCGCTGCACACCAGTGTGTTATTTCGTCAATTTTTTCTTCATCGGTCTCATCATCCGAGAAGCTGAAGAAACAATCCCCCCAATGAATGAGATTACCGCAAAAAGTGTTTCCATCATCAACTTTAATGAGGTATTCCATAATTAAGCCTCCTCCACTCCAATACGGCCACTGGTAATGTCCGCAATATCATCCGCATCATTCACGGCAAATTTCACGTAGATCTTATCCAAATCCTCACCCTGTTCCAACAGAGGAATTTCTTCCAGGTGTTCATCGTGCCTGGGGTGCCCCCGCGTCGGCTTGGGTCTCTTCTGTGCAGCCACGGTAACGGACACTCCTTTCTTTTTTGCCATCGCTCGGATTGCTTTAATGTGGTCTTCCATGGTTTTATACTTATTCACTGGTCACATTCTCCACAGCAATGATATAGGCGTCTTCCATGGTGTGATTTGAAGGCATCTCACCATTTTGGACTAACCACTTTGCCTGTTCAGCATTCTGGGCTTCAAACTGAAACACGGTGGCGGTGGTCACTTGAAATGTTGGCATACTTATTTTCTCCAATCTGTGCACTTCGTCTGGTATCTGCTTTTCATTATTTCACCAATCGCAAATGGCCATAATTCTTGATTCGTTTGCTGGCCGGTTCATGATCCAGGACCAACGCAGCAGATTCAACTGCATCCCAGGCTTCTTTCTCAGTATAATACTCTGACACCTGTTTGTCAAGTTCTTTTTGTGCGGCAGCAGACCCATACTTGCGCTCTTCCCAAACCCCAAACATGTAGGCGGCAAGGAGAGCCAGACACCCTACGAAATAGTAGAGTACATATATCATAATGCCTCCCAACAAAGTTCATACGCACGATTTCGCAAATCAACATTCCCCTTGGTCAAAACTTCCAAGAGAGCCAATTTCTCTGGTACATAGACCTTCGCAAACTTAGGATCATGCTCCACGATGCTGGGTGTATTTGCAATCAAGTCCGCCAATTTGATCGTGTGAACCTCGGCTGGAGCCAGCGCCAAATACTCACAATCCAGGGCCTTACGAGCGGCTCGATTTCCGTGATGCTCTTCTCCCACTTTTGTGAGCCAAAGAACCAAATTGGCAACCTCATCCCCAAACTCAGTGCGGAGTACATCAACGGTGACCTTCGTATCCTCCAGCACGTCATGGAGAAATGCGGCAGCAATCATCTCATCTGTTCCACCCACGTTGGCGACAATATCAGCGACCATCGCTGGGTGATGGATATAGGCCTCTCCAGTATATTTTCGAAATTGCCCAACCGCAGCATGGGCGGCAGTGGCGAAGACTCTGGCTTTCTCGGTGATTCTCATGGTATTCTCCTTGTTCTCACAATATGAGTATACCGCAAACTATCTGAGAAGTCAAGGGGTATATAAGTTGTTGTTTTTGTTGGGTTATACAAGAACCCTGATGTGGTAGCTTTGAAATCCACCACCTTCTTGCTTAGAAATGAGCGAAATATCGGCAAGTTGGCAGAAACGACCAAATTCAGACTCAAATGTGGGGTCATCGGCATAGATGAGCAATTCATCGTCTTTCTTCATTACGTTCAACCTGAGGCGAACTTGGATGATTGGCATGGGACATATGAGTCCTCTACAATCCACCACCGGAAGTGCTTTGTTCGCCATATTAGCCATTCAGGAGAGTGCGGGTATCGATAGATCCCTCAGAGACCTTCTTTGTCTTACCCCGCTGGGCTTCGGCTTCAATGCTTTTGAGCCATCCTCTGGCACGAAGTAATTCCGATTCGGCATCTTTAATTCGTATCTTTGCTTCGATTATCAGTGCTTCATACTTAGCATCCATTTTCAGAATCCTCCGACCACATATCGTAGCCACGTTGTACTGCCATCCGCTTCTGTTGCTGCTTCTTCTTCTGGGTGTCTCGCACTTCTTCTTCTGCCTGCTTCCTAAATTTCGTCTTGGGCGCTGGCTTCTCTAACTGTCTCGACTGAAACATGATTGTCCTCCTATAGGATTTTGTTGAGAATGTGGTCGGCTATTTTATACTTTATGGCTTCCTCTGCGGTGAGCCACACATCAGATGCTTGCAATAACTTCTCTTTGATTTTCTTCTCGGTGATGCCACAACGCTTCGTTAATATATTGTTGACACGGGCTCGGCAATAACCCAGTTCAATCATAGACGCTTTCAGTTCGTGCTCTTTCCCCTCCATATCTGAATAAAATTCGTGCATCATAACACCCGTGTGCGCGGCAACATATCGATGTCCTGGTTCACCACACGCAAATATCAGTGCGGCTGCGGACATGATGTTTCCAATGCCTATCGTATAGACAGGAATCTTGGAAGTCATTATGATATCCACCAGAGCGAACGCGCCGTATAGATCACCTCCCCCAGAATTAATATAGAGGTTCAGGTGATGGGGGGGCTCTGCGTTCGTGTGTTCAAAGACAATCCATTGTATCGCTCGTCCCACATTTTCATAACCAATTTCTCCCGTGAGAAAATGTGTGTGGTGAGTCAACAAACCCTGCCCAATCATGTCAGAATCAGCCAAGGGTTCTTGGACTATGATGGTTGTCTCTGACTCGTGGTTTGGTACAGGAACGACATCGACTGCTTGGTGTTCGGGTTTCTTTGTTCGTGCCAAGGGTAGTTCCTCTCGCCAGTGTAGGCTTGCCAAGATATTTTGTTGCCTTGTAAAAACATTTCTGTGGTCGCCCTGCTCGTTTCACTACCCATTCTATAATTCATTGTGTGTTTCATGGTGCACCCAAAATCTGGTGCTGCGGATTTCATGGCTGCAAAAAACT